CCCCCGCGGCAAGCGAGGGCGTGAAGTACAGCATTAACCCGGAATTTGCACGGGAGCTTGACGAGTGGAACGACGGAGGAAGGGAGGAAAGAAAAACTTTTACGCTGGGCACCACCGGCGAAGCGCTGAAAAGCATTGGCGTGGCCGACAGAAGCATTGTGATGCTTAGCGGAAAGATACGGAAAATACTGCGCGACCACCCCAACATGACGCTGGATATGGTGAAGCAGATACCCGCCATGCTGGAAAACCCGGTGCTGGTACTGGAAAGCCAGGGCCAGAGTATGCGGCCCGGCACCAGGAAGAACAGCCGCATTGTGGTTGTGGGGAATGTGACAGATGCAAACGGAGCGCCCGTGCTGTGCGTGATGGACCTTGCGCCGGGAACCGGCACAGACCGAAAGCTGGGCTTGCAGGACTTTAACAAGGTGAGCAGCGCTTACCCGAAGGACGTGAACCCGCGCGGCTTTTTGGAAAAGAGCAATGTGCTGTACGCGGAGCCGGACATGGAAAAAACCGGTGCTGCCTTGAGCGCCTTCGGCTTCAAATTGGCCACGTCAGCGCCCGGCAGTACCGGTGTTATTGGCAGTATAACATACGAGAACGGGGACGTCAAGATTAAGGGCGTACCGTTTACGGAAATTTTTGGGAATGAAAATAAGACCAAAGAGTGGTTCCAAGTCCGCGGCAACCGCGTGCCTTTGGACGGAACCAGTTTTGGTCTTATTCGCAGTATACAGCTTGGGGACGCGGATGTCAAGTACAGTGAGAAGATCAGCGGCGCGGTGACACAGGAAGAACTGGAAAAAGCGCGGGCGGAGTACCGCGAAGCGGAACGCGCCCTGAAGGACAGCTGGGCGAGGGAAAAAGCGTGGCGGCAGCAGGACGAGGCCGAACATGGGCGGTTTTTGGCCCGCCTGATGCAGCACAAGCGCGCCGGGGACGCGGTGCAGTGGAAACAGAGCCAGGAATACCTGGAATACAAGGCGGCGGAAAACCGGTTTAAGGCCGAGCAGGACGCGCTGCTGGAACAGCGCGACCTGGCACAGGAAGTGATCAAACAGGCCCGCGAGCAGGAGCAGGACAAGGCATGGCAGAAAAAGCAGGCCCAGCAGGCCGAGTACGACGCCGAGGTGCGGGAAAGCGGCATGAGCCGGGAGGATTACCACCGGGAACAGGCAGCGGACACCTACGGCACCACAAAGTGGTTTGAGAGCGCCGGGTACATTTTGCCGGACGGGCGAATGCTGGATTTCAGCGGAGGGAGCGACAAGAGCGTACGCGACCTTGACCACCGCGACATCCAAAGCGTTTACGGCCCGGCGGAGCTTGCGCGCGGGGCAGAACAGACGGATTACCTGAATGCCTTTATTGCCGAAGGCAATGTGCGGGTGATGGCGGAAAGCCCCGGCGTGGACGTGAGCGCCGAAACCGAGGTGAGCGACGCGCAGAAGGCGGCCATTGCCGAGATGGCCGACACGCTGGGCGCGGCAAAGCATGGGTTTAACCTGGACATCAGCCGCAAAGACGGCAGCACTGCCGCGACGCGCTGGTACGAAGGCCGGGTGCGCGGCAGCGAAGTGGTGCGCGACCTGGAAACATATTACCGCACAGGCAGCCTGCCGGAGCAAAGCGAACTGAACCGGTTCCGGTACAGCAAGAAGGTAGACGCCGAGAAACACCCGCAGAGAAGGAAAACGGGCGAAGAACAGGTGAGCTTTGAAACCCTGCGGGAACTGCCGGATATGGAGATCACCGAGGTGGAGGAAAACGACCTGGCCGACAAGCCCGTAAAGGAAATTTTGGATGCGGGCCTGGCGAGCACGCAGCGCATACCGGGCAAAAACAGCGGGAGCGTGGTAAACCGATACACGGGAGATACCATTGTTGTGACGAGGGCTGGGCTGCGGCACGGGCTTTTGAACGCGGCCCAGATACAAAAAAATGCCCCGTATGTGGGGCAGATCGGGCCGATTTTGGAGAACGCCGTAAAGGTGAACGAGCTGGAAGCGCGCGGCAAGGAGGTGCGAAGTGATTTGTACCTTGGGGCGGCACGCATGAGCGACGGCAGCCTGATGGGGATCCGCTTTGTTGTAAATATGTACGAGGACGGCCAGAAGGTGCTGGATGCCGACAGCATGGAACCCTTGCGGGGAAGCCTGTACGCCCATACAGGCAGACAAATTAAAAATGGAACCGAATCCCTCAAGGGGCGAGAGGTCAGCACGAATGCCGTTGCTCTGTACGGTTCCAACATCAGTATAGAAGATTTTTTGGGCAGCGTCAAGGAGGAACTGGGCGAAAATTTATCTGCGAATGTAAAATATGCCTTTGGCATGGACACGGAAACAACGGCTGGCTTTGGCGAAGGACTGCGGTACAGCGCCCCGACGGAGGCGGACTATGACGACCTGCGGGCGCAGAACCGGGAGCTGGCGCAGAAAAACCTGTACATGGAACAGCAGATGGAGGTGCTGCGGCAGGAGTTTAAGGCATCGGGCGGGCACAGCGTAAGCCGGGCGAGCGCGCGGGGCATTGCCCAGCGCATTTTGAAGCTGACGGGCAGCAAGTACGGCGTGGACAGGCTGAGCGGCGATTTGTGGCGGGTGTTTAACGTGGAAGGCAACGGCGAGCCGACGCTGAACGCCGACGCGATGGACGCCCTGACCGACGTGATGCGCGGGGTGCTGAACGAGAGCGAGCAGAAAAACACCGAGCTGCGGGAATACTATAAACCGCTGCGCGAAACCCTGCGCGGCACGACGCTGGAGGTGCGCCAGGGCAGCGCGGAGTTTGCCGAGCTGATGAACGCCTACGGCGACGGCAAAAACGGGCGGCAGTGGGGCAACGTGCGCAAGGCGCTGTTTGGCCGGCTGAACGTGCGGCTGACCGACGGGGCCGGAAACTGGGACACGATGCAGGCCGAGCTGGCCGAGAGCTGGCCGGGAACCTTTGACGCGGAGAACACCGACATTACCGCATTTACCGACGCGGTGCTGGGGGTGTATGAGGCAAGCGTGCCGGTGGTGGAGAACCCGTATGGCATGGACATGGAAACACTGGCGCTTGACCTGGCCAACGAGGCGGTGGAGGGATACCTGAACAGCCCGACACGCCGCACCATGGCAGACCGCGCGGCGCAGGACGCGCAGAAGGCCGCGCGCGCCGAGTACCGCAAGGGGCGGCGGGACGCGCAGGCCGAGATGAAGGCCCTGTACGACCAGGCATACGCCAACCGGAAAGAGCGGTTTGACGCCATGCTGGAGGTTTACAAGCAGAAGGCACAGAACGCCAAGGACGACGCCGTGATGCGGGAGCGGATGCAAAAGCTGAAATGGGTGCAGACGCGGGACAAAAAGCTGGTGCGCCAGCAGGCGGAGTTTGCCACGCGGATGCAACGGCGCAACGACGGGCTTTTGTACCGCAAAAGCCGGGACAGTGCCCAGAAGCAGGTGCGCACCCTGGCGGCCTGGCTGCGGGAGCCGACGGACACCAAACATGTGCCCAAGAAGATGCGCACCGCCGTGCTGAACGTGCTGAACCTGTTTGACTGGAACACCAGCAACGCGGGCACGGCGACGGCGCAGCGGTGGCAGGAAACCATGAAGGACATTGCCCTGATGGCCAAGGACGCCGAGGCGCTGGAACACATGGGCGCAGGTGCGGGCGACTATGCCGATTTTGACCCCAGCCTGCCGGGATACATTGACACGCTGTTGCAGCAGACCGGCGGAAAGACGGGGATTGGGCAGTTCAGCGGCGAGCAGATGCGGCAGCTGGATGTGATTTTGAAAAGCATGACCAAGAGCATCACGCAGGCCAACAAGCTGCTGGCCGAGGGCAGCAGGGAAACCATTGCCGCCGCGGGCGACGCGAGTGTGGCCGAGATGGCCGCGCGGGAAAAGCAACAGGTAAAGAACAAAAACAACCTGTTGGGCAAGGCGGTGAAGGCCGCCGCCGACACCACGGCGGGCGACGCCCTGGGGCAGCTGCTTGGCGTGGATATGATGGACGCAGGGCGGTATTTTGCCGCCCTGGGCGACACGGCAGAGCAGATGTACCGGCCCATACGCGAAGGGTTTGACAAGCGGGCGTGGAAGCTGCGCGAAACGGTGGAGTGGACGCAGGCCCTGCTGAAAGACAAAACGGACGTGGACAAGTGGACGGGGCGCAAGGCCGAAAAGCGCAAATTTACCGTGACCGACGCGGCCAGCATGGCGGACACCGTGCTGGAGCTGACACCGGGGCAGGCCATGGAGCTGTACTGTCTGAGCCAGCGCGCGGCGGCGAAGGAGCATTTGATGATCGGCGGCATCCAGCTGAAGGACGCCAAGGGCAAGCCGGGGCGGCGGGTGAAGCTGACGCCGGGGCAGCTGGCGGAGATTACCGGCAGCCTGACGACCGAGCAGGTGCAGACGGCACGCGCCATGCAGGAATACCTGAGCACGACCGCGGCGGCGTGGGGCAACGAGGTGAGCAACACGCTGTACGGGTAAGACAAATTTACCGAAACGCACTACTGGCCGATGAGCAGCAGCAACGACTTTACCGCCACAACGGCAGCCAGCAGCAGGCAGGCCGGGCTGAACGGCATTAAAAACGCCGGCATGACCAAGGCGCTGGTGAAGGGCGCCAACAACCCGCTGGTGGTGGGCGACGCCTTTGACACGTTTTTTGGGCACACGACGGAGATGGCGACCTATTACGGGTGGTGCATCCCGTTAAGCGACATGATGAAGTGGTACAACTGGCGCGCACCGGAAAGCGCCGTGAGTGTGAAGGAGGGCATTGACAACCTGCTGGGGCGCAAGGGCAAGGACTATTTTGAAACGCTGATGCGGGACATTAACGGCCAGGGCCGCGCCGAAACCGCCAGCGGCGGCGAGCGCCTGATGAACACCGTGACGCGCAACTGGAAGGTTGCCAAGGTGGGCGCGAACCTGCGCGTGGCGGTGCAGCAGCCGACGGCGTACTTCCGCGCGGGGGCGGAGATCGCGCCCAAATACCTGCGGGGCGCTTTGGGGCGCGGCGCGGCCAACCTGGGCAAAGGGCTGGCGGCCAGGGCCAAGGGCCAGACCTTTGAGGGCGGCATGGCGAAAGCCGAAAAATACTGCGCCATTGCCTGGTGGAAAAGCCAGGGATATTTTGAAACCAACCTGGGCAAGGACGTGCGCGCCATGGCGCTGGACGAGGAAACGGCGCTTGAGCGGGTGCGGAGCGCCAGCACCGCGATGGCGGAGTGGGGCGACAAAACCACCTGGGGCGCTTTGTGGAACGCCTGCGAGCTGGAAACGCTGGACAAGCACCCGGAGCTTGAATATGACAGCGAAGAATTTAACCGGCAGTGCGCCGCGCGGCTGAGCGAGATTGTGGACAAGACGCAGGTGGTGGACAGCGTGCTGCACCGCAGCCAGATCATGCGGAGCACAGCGACGTTTACCAAGATGGTGACAAACTTTATGGCGGAACCCATTAAAAGCTATGCCATGGTGGCCCAAGCGGCGGTGAACCTGGCGCAGAACCCGAAGGACAAGGCCGCGCGGGCAAGGTTTGCCCGTGTGGGCGTTACCTATGTGGCAACGGCGATGGCGACCGCCGCGGCCGCGGCCGCCGTGGACACCCTGCGGCACCCGCGCGGCGACGACGAGGACGACGACGAACGCCTGACGGCGGCGAGCCTGGCCAAGGTATATGCCCAGAACGTGCTGGAAAACTTTGCGGACGGGGTGAATTTGCCGGGGAACCTGCCGCTTTTGCAGGATGTGATCGGGTACATCACCGAGCGCGCGGACGGGAACGCGACCTATACCATAAAGCGCAACGACGTGGAGTGGATCGGCGACGTGATGGACGCGGTGAGTGTGTGGAACAAGTACCTGACGGGCAAAACAACGAGCCTGTACCAGGTGCTGTACCGCACGGCCAACGCGGTGAGCAATGTTACCGGCGTGGCGGTGAGCGCAGCCCTGCGCGACGTGAAGGGCGTATACGACACGCTGACCGGCCTTGCCGGCGCCGACGACCCGCTGGGGATGGACAAGGACCTGAACCGCATTGCCCTGGCGCTGGACGGCGGCGACGCTGACAAGGCGAGCCGGCTGTTTGCCGGGCAGGTGGATGCCAAGGTAAAGAGCGGCACCGACCCCGCCGACGCCGTGACCGCCGCCCGCAGCACCGTGACGAAGCTGTACAGCAAGGCGTACCAGCAGGCGGACAGCGAGGAACGCGCCGAGATGCTGGACGCCCTGATGGGGCTGGAATACGGCGGGGAGCGGGTGTACGATTTGGACACCGTGACCGGCTGGGGCGTGACGGTGGGCAGCGCCGACATTACGGCGGCGCTGGACACGGCGGACGCAGACGCGGTGCAGGAGATGATCGACGAGAGGGTACGGCAGCTGGAGCGGGCCGACGAGGAAGCGGCGGCGCAGGCAAGCCGGATGATGGAGGCCGGGACCCTGACCCGCGAGGAATATGACAGCGTGCTGGACAGCGCCAGGGACGCCAAGGAACTGCGCACAGCGATCCGCAGCGCCATAACAAAAGAGATGAAGCCGAGATACCAGGCGGCGGACACGGCCGGGCGGCAGGAGATTGCCGAGATGCTGTGCAGGCTGAAGGTGGACGGGCTGACGGTGTACGAGGCGGACGATTTTAAGAAATGGGAATGAAGCTCCTGAACCAATAACGCATAAAGATGCCCCCGGCGGGCCGTGTGAGAGCGGCAACCGGGGGCGTTTTGAATTTTACGGGACAAGTGGGGGCGCGCCCGGATACGGCGGCATGGCAAAATAAAGGCAGAAGCGGGCGCACCGGCGCAAAAGCCGGAAAAACAGCCCGGCAAGGAGGGTATGGTATGACCCAGGGAACGACCCCGACGCTGGTGTTTAAGCTGGACATAGAGCCGGGAACGCTGGTAAGCCTGTATTTGACGTTCCGGCAGGGATACGGGAGGGAAGTGACCCGGCGGGAGGACAGCATTACCGCCGACAATGACGCCAAGACCCTGACGGTGACGCTGACACAGGAAGAAACCTTAAAATTTGAGGAGGGCGGCAACGTGGAAATACAGCTGCGGGCCGTGACAACGACCGGCGCGGCGCTGGCCAGCAACATTGTGGCGCTGCCGGTGGAGCGGATACTGCTGGGCGGGGTGATCACATGAAGCTGAGTTTGCTGAACAGCAGTGAAACCGTGCAGATGAGCATGAGCGGCGGCGAGGCGGTAAGCCTGAGCCTGAAAACCGGCGCCGTGCAGACCGGCGGAAGCCTGAGCATTGGCCACGGCCTGAAATGGGAGAGCGGCGCTTTGTGCGTGGACTGCGCCGACGCCGTGGAAACCGACAATACCCTGCCCGTGACCAGCGCCGCCGTGGCGGTGGAGGTGGGCAACATCGCGGTGCTTCTGGGCACCATTTGAGGAGGATAGAACATGCCAGACACGACACAGACCAACATTGCGACCGAGATCACCCGCATCCAGAACGACCGCAACACCATCCGCACCAAGCTGGTGGAGCTGGGCATGGCGGAAAGCACGTCCAACCTGGACACGCTGGCCACCGCCATCAGCGGAATCACCAACCAGGGCGCAGTGAGCGCGACGGTGCAGGAGGGCGACACCTACACCATTCCAAAGGGCTACCACAACGGCAGCGGCACGGTTTCCGGCGTTTCCGGCGGCGGCAATTACAACCTGCAAAGCAAGAAGGTGACGCCGACCAAGAGCCAGCAGAGCGTGACGCCGGACAGCGGCTATTATGGCCTGTCCGATGTGACGGTGGCGGCGATCCCGTCCAACTACCAGGACGTTTCGAGCGTGACGGCGACGGCGGCGGATGTGCTGTCCGGCAAGATCGTGGTGGACAGCACCGGCAAGACCCTGACCGGCACGATGCCGAACAACGGCGCTGTGACCAAGACGCTGGACACCACGACCACCAGCTACACCATTGCCAAGGGCTACCACAGCGGCAGTGGCAAGGTGAGCATTACCAAAGAGAGCAAGAGCGTGACGCCCACCAAGAGTGCCCAGACCGTGACCCCGACCAGCGGCAAGGTGCTTTCCAGCGTGAGCGTGGCGGCCATTCCCGCGCTGTATGTGGACACGACGGAGAGCACGACCGACGCGGCGAGCGCAGCCAACATCCTGAGCGGCAAAAAAGCCTGGGTGAACGGCAGCCAGGTGACGGGCACCATGGCCAACAACGGGGCCACCAGCCTGACCATTGACGGCCTGACGACCCTGAGCGTGGCTGTGCCCGCGGGGTACACGAGCGGCGGCACCGTGAGCCTGACGGATGATATTTACGACGCGCTGGCGGCGATCTGATGCTGCTGAAAGGAGAAGCGCATGGCGGACACGAACATTAAAACGCAGATCAGCCGCTTAAGCGGGGCGAAAAGCGACCTTGCCACGGCGATCACCGCCAAGGGCGTAACGGTGCCGGATGACACAACGCTGGACGGGTACGCCGCGCTGGTGGAGCAGATCGACACGGGGGTGGATACCAGCGATGCAACGGCTACGGCCGGGGAAATCCTGAGCGGTAAGACTGCGTATGTTGACGGGTGCAAGGTAACGGGGACGATGACAAACAAGGGCAAGATAACAGCCAATCTTGTTCCCGGACAGACCTACACCATTCCTGAGGGGTATCATTCGGGTGAAGGCACCGTTACTGGTGTCTCATACCGAAAGGCTATATCGTACACCAAGACCCTGGCGAGCGGGAGCAACGATATTGCATCGTATGTGCTGCCGGAAGCAGATTATGCTATTTCGGTATTTGTCAAGCCGTACAGTTATAAATCTACTGCAACAATCGGGATTCTATGCTCTGAGCTTGATAAAAAAGCTGATGATGGGACGCTATCTTATACAAAGTGGGACGCTGGAAACGGAATAATCAATCAAACCGCTGAAGGGACAAAATTAAAGTCAATTCATCTATATGCTGGGACGGACGATATGCCGAGTATAAAAGTAACGGCAACTGCCTCCGCGGAAGTGCTCGCAGAGGTGGGCGTATATATTTCGCGTGTTGGGGGAAATGCCGCCTTAACAGTAAACGGCACAGATACCAGCGATGCGACCGCCACCGCCGCCAACATTCTGAGCGGTAAAACCGCTTATGTTGACGGGGCAAAGCTGACCGGCACCATGACCAACAACGGGGCGGTTGCCAAGACCATGACGGCCAACGGCAGCTATACCATCCCGGCGGGCTACCATAACGGCAGCGGCAAGGTGACGGTGAACGTATCGTCCAGCAGCGGCAGCAGCAATAACAACGTTGAGGCTTATGCCATTACGAACACCAACCCCAGCGTTAGTTTTAAGCGCACTGACGGGGCAATCAAGATCTGGGGCTACGGCACCATGACCAGTTCCGGCGGCTGGGGCCAGCAGACTACGAGCCTGGTCGCGTTTGAGGGCGACAAGTACCACAAGGGCGCTATATATGGCAGCCCAAGCAGTACCAGTTTGAGCCTAAGCATCAGCAACGGAAAACTGACTGGCCTGCCGAGTGGACTGACGGCGATCAACGCGATTGTAACAAGAGGTATATGATATGGCAACACAAGCAGACGGATTGACCAGCAGTGTGCCGGACCCGCTGAGCGAGGTTTTGGGCTGCGGGCTGGACAGCGGCGACGACAGGCGGCAGGCACAGGCCTATGCCGTGCAGGCTGCCAAGAGTGCCGTGCAGGCAGACGCGGACGCAAAAAGCGCGGGGAACGCAGCAGTACGCGCCGAAAGCTGGGCGGCGGGCGGAACAGGGACCCGAACCGGAGAGGATGCGGACAACGCCGAATACTATGCCGGGCAGGCCAAAACCAGCGCGACAGCCGCAGCGGCAGACAGGGCCGCCGCGGAAACAGCCAGCCAAACCGCCGTAAGCAAGGCGGAGGCGGCGGCAGCCAGCGCAGAAGCGGCAGCCAAAAGTGCTATTGAAGCAAAGCCGAGCGATGTGGCAACGCAAAGCACAAACGGCCTGATGAGCGCGGCGGACAAAACGAAGCTGGACGGCATTGCCGAAAACGCCAACAACTACACCCACCCCAGCTACACGGCAAGGGCCAGCGGGCTGTACAAGGTGACGGTGGACGGCACCGGCCATGTGAGCGCGGCGACAGCCGTGGCTAAAAGCGACATTACGGCGCTGGGAATACCGGAAAGCGATACCACATACAGCGCCGCCACAACAAGCGCAGAGGGCCTGATGAGCGCGGCGGATAAAACAAAGCTGGACGGGGTAACAGCCGGGGCAAACAAATACACCCACCCCAGCTACACGGCAAGGGCCAGCGGGCTGTACAAGGTGACAGTGGACAGCACAGGGCATGTAAGTGCGGCGGCAGCCGTGGACAAAAGTGATATTACCGCGCTGGGTGTGCCTGCGCAGGATACCACATACACCCACCCCAGCTACACGGCAAGGGCCAGCGGGCTGTACAAGGTGACAGTGGACAGCACAGGGCATGTAAGTGCGGTGGCAGCTGTGGACAAAAGTGATATTACCGCGCTGGGTGTGCCTGCGCAGGATACCACATACACCCACCCCAGCTACACGGCAAGGGCCAGCGGGCTGTACAAGGTGACGGTGGACAGCACCGGCCATGTGAGCGCGGCGACGGCTGTGACCAAGAGCGACATTACGGCGCTGGGAATACCGATTGGAGAAGATCACGAAATAACCTTTTCAAACATTGCAACAGGCATAACTGTACCGAACGGCGGCGGCAAGGACAAGTGCTATTGCTATACAGTAGGAAAACTGGGATTTTTAAGTATAACATTTAAGACCGGAGATAGTACCAGCGGCACGGCTATTGCAGCACGCACAACACTTTTTTATGTGGAAGGGGTGCCAAAATCAATTCACACCAGATACGGGAGCCAGAATGACGACGATGGGGATTTCATCGCCATCAGAAGCAGCGACGGGGAACAATATATACTTGAAGCAACTCATATCTCAACCGGCGCACTAATGATAAAAGCAAAAACAGCTATCCCTGCCGGATACAGGTACAAAATCAATGTGGTGTTTGTTGAAGTATAAAATGTCTGAACGACAACGGAGGTGTAACCCCAATGAGATTACAAAACGGCGATGTACTGCTGGCCTGGCCGCTGGCACAGCACGTCATCACGGCCGGCTGGACGTACACCAGCGGCGCGGCACACAATGCCATTGACCTGCGCACCCAGAGCGGCACCAGCTGCGTGCGGCCGGTGTATGCCGCCGAGGACGGCACGGTAGACCAGGCGCAGACCTGGGACGGCAAGACCTGCACGGGGATGCAGAGCTACGGCAACATGGTGCGGCTGCGCCATGCCGATTACAACGGGAAAAAGCTGCAAACGCGGTACGCGCACCTGCTGAAGCGTGTTGTGGAGCTGGGCGACGCGGTAACGGAGGGCCAGCTGATCGGGTACAGCGGCGCAAGCGGCAACTGCTACGGCGCGCACCTGCATTTTGAGGTGCTGTACAAGGGCAGGCGGGTGAACCCGCTGAACTGGCTGGACGCTGACTTTACGCCCGCCAGCGCGGCGGTGCGCAGGCACCTGGGCAGCTATACCAGCGTTGCCCGCCCGGCGGATGCCGAACCCGCCGCGAATGCCCTGCAAACGGTGCAGGCCAACGGCCTGACGAACGCTGAGGCCATGAGCGTGTACAGCCTGGCGCTGGCGCTGGGCCTGGTGGGGCTGGGCCTGTACAGCGCCGAGTACGCCGACGCGGCGCACACAAAGCAGAACCTGCGCATTGGCCCGGTGAGCGCCGGGGACGCCAAGGCGCTGATGGACAAGCTGACCGAGCTGGGGGCCGCGGACAAGGCCGCCAGTACGGCAGCATAAGAAGGAGGGAACAGGCATGACAAAGCTGTTTATCAGCCAGCCGATGCGCGGGCGCAGGATGGCCGACATTGTGCGGGAGCGCAAAACGCTGGTGGCCGACGCGGCGGTGGCGCTGCAGGAGGACGAGATCGCGGTGCTGGACACCCTGTTTGACGACACCGATGCCACGCCGCTGGCCCTGTTGGCGCGGGCGCTGGGGAAGCTGGCCGAAGCGGACGCGGTGATTTTTGCGCCCGGCTGGGAAACGGCGCGCGGGTGCCGCATGGAGCACCTGGCGGCGGAAGAATACGGGATCAGGATCGTGGAGGGGTAGAAAAAATGGAAGAGCAAAATATGTTTTTGTGGATCAAGGCGGCGGTGACGGCGCTGTGCGCGGCGTTTTCGGCGGCCTTTGGCTGGCTGGGGTGGCTGGTGCTGGCCTGGGCTGTGTGCATGGTGATCGACTGGATCAGTGGCAGCGCGGCTGCGGCGTCCAAAGGCGAGTGGTCAAGCGCTGTGGCGCGCGCAGGCATCTGGCACAAGGCCGGGATGGTGGTTGTAGTGATTGTAGCCGCCATGGCCGACGGCGTGCTGGGCGTGGCGGTGGAAAACCTGCCCGTATTGGGCATACAATACACCGTGCTGATTTTGCCGGTGGTGCTGGTATGGTACATTTTTACCGAGCTTGGCAGTATTGCCGAGAATGCCGCAGCCATGGGCGCACCTGTGCCGGAGGGCCTTATAAAACTTTTGGCCGCAGGAAAACGCGCGGCGGAAAAGTGCGTGCCGGATACCGATACTGACGAAAAAAATTGTGAATAAAACGCGAAAGCGGCGGGCGGCCCTGTGTTTTGGGGCCGCCCGCCGCTTTTTTGCATGTGCGGAAAGATGGAAAACGGAGGAAATAGTGCCTTATCTGTACAGGTTTACATACAGGCTTACGAGGGCTTACACGGCTTTTTAGGTGGTGAAAATGTTGCAGGCAAAAATAGAAAGCGCCGCAGATTTAACGAGCTGACGTTAAATTTGCGGCGCTTTTGGAGCGGGATACGAGTCTCGAACTCGCCACCTACTGCTTGGGAAGCAGTCACTCTACCGGATGAGCTAATCCCGCATCGGTAGCTTTTATTATACTTCC